ATGATACGGCGACCACCGAGATCTACACACTGCATATCGTCGGCAGCGTCAGATGTGTATAAGAGACAGGACATGGGACACGGAGATCGACAAGCATCTCGATAACGACTGGGGATGCGAATTTTATATCGTCACGTACCAAGAGCCAGTGAAAGATCTCAAGCTGCGCAAGGAGTGGTACAAAGAAACAACGAAGTGGCAGAAGGATGGCGTCAGCATCATGGTGATCGCTGACGAAGCGCACTACATCAAGAAGCCGGGGACTGCCCAGTCACGATTCACGCGGACCATTGCAAAGCGCGCGCAGTGGAAGCTGGCACTGACAGGCACGCCAGTCGATAAAGGTTTCGAACAGTACTGGGCGATTTTCGACTTCATCGGCCACCACGAGATCTTTGGCACCTACGATAATTTTAAGGAGGAATACGTTGTCTATGACATCAAGACACGCAAAGACGGACGACAGTACCCTGTTCTCACGGGCTACAAGAACGAAGAACAACTCCTCGAAATTATCCATGAGTACATCTACCGAATCACATTCAATGAAGCGCGTGTCGCGATGGGTAAGTCGCCCGTTCGCGTCCGCCGGAAGAAAGTGCGTTTCAGTCTCAACCGTAAAGCACGAACGATCTACAATGAATTAGAAACAGACATGGAAACCATCATAGGCGAGTTAACGGTGGGTGCTCCGCTACCGGTCACACTGCCGCAGAAATTGCAGCAGGTTTGTGGTGGTTTCCTTTTACATCAGGAGCGCATTCCGGGACAGCGGAAACGCAGACGGACAGTGATCCCATGCGGTACGGAAAAGCTCGACAAGCTCATGGGTTTGCTATCAGGCTTTGGACAAGAGCGCGCTGTTATCTGCTGTCGATTCACGCACGAGATCGACGCCATCGCGGCCAAGTTCGAGGAGTTCGGATGGACCTACAAAATCATCGACGGACGCAACGAGTGGGATGGTGATTTCGATGTTGACTTCGTTATCCTGCAGGTTAAAAGCGGCTTGGGCTTCGACCTGTCTGCAGCGAATGCGTACGTTTTTTACAGCTGGGATCACAGCTGGCTCACGTTCGATCAGTCCCGCTTCCGCATCATGCACATGGAGAACACCAACTGGGTGTACTACTATTTCTTGATGGCGGAAGACACTATAGAGGATGACTTTTATGAAGGCGTTGCGAAGAAAAAAGATTTCTCGACGCTCGTTCTCGACCGGTACCGTAAAAAAGCGGCACAAAAGCGTCGAGGACCAGCTCGCAGGGGTGCGCGAAGAATTCGCAAAACCCATCTCCTTGCCGATGCGCCCTATAGGTGAATCGGTGAAATAGCGTGCAATATTTTTCGCGGAATACAAAATCGTGAACGAATCCAACTTATGGGAGTGGCTGCGAGATGTTGCGCTGCCTCTGGGTCAATACTCCAGAATCGAATCTCCAGAGACCGCGCCGGGATTTCCTGACGTTCACTTCCAAGTGACCAAGGGCAAGACCAGTACCAGTGGCACGCTGGAACTCAAGGCAACCGACCGTCGCCTGCGCGTGCCCTTTCCGAACGAGGAGAAGGGACTGCACAAGTCACAGCTGCGATGGATTAAACAGAACGTCGCAGAGGGAGGAATTGTCTGGATCATTGCAGAAACTCCCGGCATCATCTACATTATCCACGGCAAGGAAGCCGAGAAATTTAATGGTGCAACCCACGAGGATCTGGTTGAGCTGGCATGGAACATGATCCACCGAGACAACCCGAAAGGTGCTGCTACCGCATTGGATGGAGCGCTGAGAGTGCCGAGTAACTATCGGCTTTACGCAGAGTACTACTGAGGAGACACCAATGTTCGAAGACAACAATGAACGCGCAGTCATGGCAACAGAATCGATCCCGCACGCACCACCGACGGTGTCGGAGAAGCTGCAGGCAGAGAAGAGAGATCTGGAGCTGCGCCTGCAGGCAGTCAACGGATTGATCGAGGATCTCGACAACAATCCTGAGACCAAGCAGATCATCGACAGGCTGTCACAACTTGGGCACAGGATGTACTGATGCGCACGTGCACCTACCGAAACAAACACAACGTCGAGTGCTGCACCGAGTGTGGCCTCGGCATCGACTTCTGTCAGTGCGTCGAACCTGATCACAGAGCGGATGATCGTCTTACAAGTGCAGACGGACTCGTCTTCACGATGATCCGTGACGAACTAGTAGCTGCGCGCGAAGCATTCCCCGGCAAGACACACATGCTGTGCGCACTGGTCGAAGAGGTAGGTGAATTGGCACAGGGACTGATGGAACATGACCGTCAGCAAGGGACCAGCGTGCAGGAAATACTGCGCGAAGCAGTGCAGGTAGCAGCGATGGCAGTACGCATCGCAGTCGAAGGGGACGACAACTTCCTGTACGAATTTCCTGCAGTTGAAGACGAGCTGCCACGCGGCCCAGTCGGAGGACAATACCAATGAGATTTGATCGTGAACGTGTGATCACCATCATCGACAAGATGTTGGACAACGCTCGGCGCAAGGGCATCTACCAGACAGATGAATGCACCGACGAACTGGAGAAACTCATCGGTGAGGTGAGAGTCGAAGCAGTGGGGTACACATGGACCGAAGCCTGCTCGCAGTATGATCGAGGCATGGATCCACGCAACTTCACCATCCCATTGTTGATGGAGAAGGCAGCTGCAGATCTCAATCCGGAGCGAGACAAGTGACTTGGAGTTGGCTCTCATTTTTCGGGGGCATGATGCTCGGTGCATGCATGGGATTTTTAATCAACGGTTTATTTGGCGCGAACGAGGAGAGAAAAGATGGCAGAGACCAACGGGAACGACGACCAGTTGGAGAACCCCCCAGAGACTACAGCGATTGGTGAGGACGACGGTTCCGAAGACGCACCAGAGCTGGGCATCTCCGTCGGTGTAGAGAGCGGTAACGTAGTTATCCTGTACTCTCAACGACTTACAACGGTGGGCATGCCGCCTGAAGCAGCGGAAAGGATGGCGAACGCCCTGTTGGAACATGCTGCGACAGCCCGTGAGCAGCGTAAGGAAATGGAATCTGAGATCATCACCTAGTTCCTTTACACGTAAGCGGATGTGTGTATACTGGGGATAACTTTTAACCAGAGGTAGGACTCATGGCAGCAAGACCCGCAGCCCATAGCGACAGCGTCGGTGCACAGATGGCAATGATGCGCAAGCGCGGCTGGAAGAAGTGTAAGAACCCGGAGTGCGGTAAGCGCTTTGAAGGTCTTACCATCACAAACTACTGCTCGGACGAGTGTCGTTTCCGGGCAGCTTACCTGCGACGCAAAGGAAAATAAAACATGGCGTTTCTTAAACAACACCGAAAGGCAGAGCTGCAGCTCGAAGGTCGGAAACTCATCGGCAAGTTTGCCGTGAGCCTGACCAACTCGGGTGACAGAGAGGTGATCACTGAGTTCATCAACGAGATGCGCAAGCAGCTCCGTGAATTCGATCCCAACAAGGGCAAGAAAAAGAAGAAGGTCGGCGCACGGAAACGCGCTACCAAGAAGAAGGCCAAGCGGAAGGTCATCAAGAGACGAAGATGATCATGGTCGATCTGGAGGGGACGTTAAGCGATCACAGCGTTCGCTTAGCAACCCTTCTGGAGAACCAAGAGAAGTACAAGAAGCGTGACCGAACTGCGTGGAAGACCTACTACGCAGGACTCATTGACGATCCACCACGCACGCACATCATGGAACTGGTGCGCGAGTACATCTCCGACGACATTCGTCCGCTCGTTTACAGCACTCGCTTCGTTAACAAGTACAAGCACGAAGAGGAGTGGCTGAAGCTGCACGGACTGTGGAACCAAGTCGATCTCCTGCAGCGTGAACCTCACATGACCAAGATCAAGGGACCTGACCTCGTCGTTCAGTGGGTACGGGAGTACGATCCCTTGCTCATCATCGACGACCGGGACGAGGTTCGGGAACTTGTACGTGCCCTACCGGGATCAACGGTAGCGTATGATCACAAAGCCTTCCTCAATCTGGAGGAACTATGAACATCCATTGCACAGACGGCTGGCTCTTCCATCAGTGGAAGGACAACAAGTGTGAGCGGTGCGGGATCCCTAGCGGTAGAAACCTGACCGACGTGACATGGGGGGACGACCCGTCCCTCTTTGGAGTGCCCGTGCCAGACCCCCCTGTTGGTCGCTCTGTCCGACGCGGTTCGGTGCGCCCCCTGCTCCGGCTGGTCCGGGTACACCGCGACGAGGACGATTCATCATCCGAGACTGCTGCAGGTAACCTCGTAAGTTAGGCGGGATCGGAGGTCCACCTCTCGGACCTCCCCTTCCATCGGAAGGAGGTACACCGGGTCCACCTCTCGGATCTACACCGGGTGTTGGACGCACGACGTTCCGACGCATCATCGGTGTGTTCATCGGAGTCTGCGGTGGTCGTCGTAGGTTTCCGGGCTGTCCTACAGGTTGCATCCCCCATCGTCGGAGCTTGCTCTGCAGACCGCGAGGCAGTCCACCACCGGGCATCTGACCGGGCATGAGACGTCCACCCGGTGGCATCGCTCTGGGAGGAGGTGCGCCTCTCCATGGCATGCCACGTGGCGGCAAGTTCCTCACCGTCGGAGGCACCATGCGTGGCGCAGGTCTGCCCGGTCCAAGAGCCTGTTGCATATCACCGACTTGACCTTGGATGTTGCGCAAGTGTGCGGGCAATGAACTCTGCCCTGTCGTTGCACCACCACCGTAAGGTTGCGGAGGCATCGCACGAGGATCGAGGCGCGGAGGTACGCCACCCATGCGAGGCTTCATGGTGCCCGGAACCTGTCGAGGCACACCACCCATTGGAGGCCGACGGAAGAGATGGTTTGCTTGCGCAAGTCCACCGGCTTGATAGTTCTGGACGTAACCACCATACGCCTGCTCCATCTCTTCCAGCTCGCGCTCGGTGCGTGTCTCCGACGCTTCCTTCTTGCCCAACAGAGATGCAAGCCAACCGATCTCTTCTTCTTCCTCTTCAGGAGGAGGTGGTGGAGGCGGATCTTTATGGAAGCGACTCTCCCAGTATCTGTAACTGGCAGTCCCTACCTTGTGAGGGTTCGGACCCTTACTCAGGTCTTCATGATGACCGGGACGGACTGCGCCCCCTTCTTCGTAACGTCTCACGGTTCCTCCTCCTGCGTACCCACCGGGGGGCACAGCTAATGATGCTCTAATGCGTTCTTGATGCTGACGGATGGCTTCAGAGAACTCAGTGTCTCTACCTTCCCTGCGTGGTGGTGGCACGTACGGACCCGGTAGTGTCGTTCCATCTCCACCGTCACCTCCGCCGGGTGGAATAATTCTGGGTGGATCCTCGGGCACACACCGTTGGGCTGGACCAGTACGTCGGAAGCCAGACGGGCAGGTCTCGTCCGGGACAGGACCACCACCGGGACCACCACCTCCGCCTCCGCCACGTCCACCACCACCTCCACCTCGGCGACCACGCGGACCACGTCCACCTCCACGGGGACCTTGGACTTGAGCAGTAGTCGGAGTAGCTCCGTCCTCTGGCTGTAAAATTGTTTGTTGTGGCGTGTAAAGGAGTCCCGTCGCATCATCCTTGTAGTAGGTGCCGTCTTCGATGCCTCGCATAATTTTGAGGACATTCCCCAGACCACCTCCCAGAGAACGCCAGAGTTGCTTAAACGATTGGCCTTCTACTTCACCACCCTCCTGAAAGCTCTGCTCACTACCAGTCAGTCCCGGTGCAAAGCCACGTTGAATGAGGTCACTCATCGGCGCGAGTCCACCTTCGAACATACCGGGAGGGGGATTCCCCAACAGCTGCTCTTGATCTTCGATTGACAGCGCATCGAATGCAGCCCTGCTTGCGGCTTCATCATTCATGAAAATTGACTCCCCTTCGTTGTTAACGCCAATGCGATTCAACTCTTCCGGTGTCGGCGCTTGGGATTCTTGTGCCTGTTGTTGCAACGCTTTGGTCCACTTATTGCGTAGCAAGTTAACCTCATGCTGCAGACCAGAGTAATCTCGGATCGAATAACCGCTACCGAAGTCAGCCTGACCGACCTTCTGCATTCTTTGCATTGCACGAATCAGCAGGGGCTTAATGAATTGTACCTGCTCGGCACCACTCATCTCTGCCAACCTCGCATCGAGGTTCGTTTCTTTATCTATCGGCGTGCTCTTATCCCACGCGTAGTCAATAGCTTCACCTTCTTCGGCACGCCGACGCTGCTGCATGTCGTTAAACATTTGTTCCAGTGCAGGTCCAACCTCCTCGGCTGACCGAGGACTGTACTCTCCGGGTGCGGTCTGATAATCCACCTCGCCACCTTCTTGCATACCTGTTGAAATATATGACGCAGGATCTCGACGTATGATCTCTCGTCGGAAATAATCAACAGGTCCTGCTCCACCTGCAGAGGGAGGACGGTACCCACCAACAGTTTCTGGTGGATAAAACGTGGTGTCCTTGTTGAGACTGGTAGCGTACTTCTTACCCTTCTTTCCTTTCGCACCTTGGACACCCTTGCGAGTGGCAGCAGGTGTATCTGCGTACCAACCAGCGCGCACCAATGCACGACGCTTGTCTGGATTCTTAACATTTGTGAGGATCTCATCACCGTAAGCACCACGCTCTTGTTTGCGCTGTGCTTTCTTGCGACGCTTGCGTTCCCCCTTCCCAACTTTGTGTTCCTGCGTACCTCCCGGTGCCATCAGGTCGTAGAGGGGGAGGCCTTTGTTCCGGCGCGAGCCCCAGTTACCTACCCACGAACTGCCACCGAACGCCATGTTAAGTGCGCCCTCTTTGTCAGCATCATGAAACTCACGAGCAACACCCTGCGAAATACCTGCGCGTCTCGCGAAGTCAGGATTGTTAGCAGCTGCTGCCATGAATCTGCGTTGTTTGTCTGACGTACTGGGCATTACCGTCTCCACATTTGGGCGAGCCCACCTTCAGCAAAACCGGGTACGTTACCGACACGTAGTGTACCGGGACGGGTTATCAACGGCATTGTATCTTCCAATTCCAGAGGATTTAATTCTTCATCTAGTGCTGGTGCACCTGCTGCTATGCCACCTGCGATAGCGCCACCAGTTCCTCCGAGACCTCCTGCAAACGTGGATGCTGCCGGTATCAATGATGAGCCAGCTATTGCTCCCGTTGTTGTTCCAGCTCCTGCCCCACCAGCAGCACCACCGACTGCACCTGCACCGGGAGCGAGTGCACCGAGTGCTCCACCTGCGTAGATGGATGCAATCGTTGCAGCTACCTGATGCGCAGTTGCTGCGTTCTTCGCAGCGCGTGGGTCACCACCCTGTGCAATGTAGTCTGCGTATCGTTGCGAAGTTGGACCACCCATCTGGTTCACAAGCGGATCGAGATTCTGACCAGTGAGTACGTTACCGATCTTCGTACCGAGTGGGTCAACCATGGGCACCGGAGAAAGTAATCGCGCTGGATTTTCTCTGAGCTGTCGCCACATATCTTTGAAGTGCCACTTCTCAAAGTCGTAACCGAGAGCTTCCTTGACCTTGCCAGTCAGTTTCTCTTCATGACCGAACGGATCCTCAGGATCAAACCCGATAGCCTTCTTGATTGCTTTCTTCGGCTTCTTCGTGATGCCAAGGGGATCAGTAACTTTACTGAGCAGTCCCATTAGTCTTCCACCTCTCCGGTGCGCCCGTCGATCACTGCGTTGTCGGGCTTCGGTTGAATCAGTGACAGGATGGACGACATGACTTCCATCTTCGTCTCGTCACGCAGGCCAATCGGTGAGTCCGCCTTGCCGCTGACTTGCGTCTCACGACGGTCGGACCAGTTGTCACGCTGACGGTTGGTCAGCCACAACTTGATCGCTTGCACGTCAGGTTTGTAATGCTTGACGGTGTCGGCACGGATTACGTCTCCGTCCCACATCATTATCTTTTCTTCGTCGTGCGTGTAACCGACGGCAGTCTGGAACAGTGCATTCAAAACAGCGGCGTCGGCATCGGTGTAACCTGCTTCGACAGCTTTCTTGAAGTGTGGGTACTGTGCTTTCCAGATACCCATCTGCTTACGACTGATGTCGAACACCTCAGAGATGTCGTCCTCGTCGAAGCCGTTCATCATGATCGCACGGATCTGATCCGGGTAGTCAGGTAGGAACACACGAGCGCCAGCCTTCATCAGCTGACCATGCGTGTTTCTCGCCTTGCGATTGATTCTCTTAGCTGCCATTACGGTTGTGGCTGTACCACCTCCTCAAGTGCTCCGGGTGGAGCTGACGGTGCGAGACCGGGACCAACAAACGGACTTCCTGAAAGGGGCATCATAGATGCATCTTCTGGCGACCCTGCACCCCCCATCAAGTTCATTGGACTGACTGCTTCCATGGTAGCTCCAGCAATTTGACGTAGCGCACCCATGCTACTCTGCGCTGCTGCACCTGTATCCAATCCGGGCACGCGCTCAGGAGTCAACGTGACGTTAGGCATGTCCGCTCCCTCCTGCAAGTATTGATTACCTACACCGTTCACCAGTGGTCGCAACTCATTCATGATTGCTCGCGTCAGTTCAGGGTTGCCTTTTGCGTAACGCAAACGCAGAAACAATGCACGTGCCGCTCTGCTCTGCATAGCAGCACCGACCCGACCAGTCATCGCACCTGCGATGGCACCACCCAGTACGTCGAACAGGTAGAGTGCACTGCCTGCACCCATGGCTGCTGTCATGCCAGCACCTTCTCCAATGTTACCTGCAGCATCAGTGATGCGAATGAACTCACGTACACCGTCAACGAATGCTCGGTCCTCCACGTCAGGGAAGATGTCCCGGATAACGTGATCGTGCTCGTCCAAAAATTTCACAAGTACTTTAGGATCTGGGATCGATGCCTGAATCTTGGGCTTCCACCCTGCACGACGCATTGCATTTGTTATGAACTGCGACTGCATCAGCTGCTGACCTTCAGGCGTCAGCTTGCGAAACAGTTCTTTCGCACGTCCGGGGAAGTTTTTGTTGAGTACGATGTCAACGAGCTGCTCGTCAATCAAACTGGGATCAGCTGCAGCATCTGCAATTCTTTTCTTCACTATGTCGTCGGTGACTTCTGCAGTCTCCTTCGCCATGGCACGTGCCAGCATGTCAGGTGTCGCTGCACCGGGTTCCGCATACTTCTGGTTCTTGCCGAACCATCTCCAGTTACGGAAGCGCTCGCCCCATGACTTGACAATCTCTTCACCGAGGTCAGTCTCGACGTCTACGCCGAATCGTTTTGCAAGCTGTGACATTGCATCTGCACGATTAGCTTTCTGTGTGATACGTGCACCTGCAGTACCGAAGACAGGGATACGCTCAGTAACTTTGAGAAAGATATTCATCGCAGGCGTGATGCGTTCCTGCAGTGCGTCGGATGTCAGAACTCTATAGCCTTGTTTCTTCGCAAAGGCCAAGGCCTGCGTGATGCTTTCCGGCATCAGAGGCATGTCCTTGAGGGGACCGAACCACTCTTTCATCTTGGTGCCTGCACCTACCAGTCCGGGCACAATGTATTCACCTGCACCACCGAACGCAGTCGCCAGTGCAACGTCTTCCGGATCGTACTCACCACCCGATGCTTCTTGGATATTCTCTGCAACGTGTTGTGTCAGACCTGATGTGGCTGCACCAGTTGCTGCACGCCCAGAGAGTACTTTAGGAAGTGCAGTGGCTTTTGCTGCGGGTAGGAACTGTCCAACGAGACCGATAGTCTGCAGCACATCCATGCCGCTCATGCCGGGTTTGTTGATGACAGCTTCGTAACCTGTCTTCAGGTTCTTCGCAACGGGCACACCCTCAGGTGAGACACGTACCTCGATGTGACCGGGGAACGAGTTCTCCAAGATCATGCCCAGCTCCACAGGATCTGACGTCGTCATCTGCAACCACGCCTGACCGAACTCAGTGCCCATGCGTCGTGACGCGCCCGCTAGTTTGCCCAGCGTACTGTCATCAGCTACGTCTTCACCTTGCACACCGAAGCCCTCGATCATGCGAGAGCTGTGCGTCATCTCTGGAAGATTCTCCATGTACTCGGGAGTCAGGTTGGGGTCAACTTTGAAGCGTGCCTCTGCGGCAGTCTGACCTGCAGTGGCACCGGGCTGGTTCCACCAGTCATCTTCACTTTGAGCCAGCATTGCTGCCACTTCGTCTTCCGAAGCGACTGCACCTTCTTCTTCCCACCATTCAGCCATTACCTACTCCTACTTCACTGTGGTGACTGTGCCGTTAGGCAACCGCACCCATGAACCCACTGCTGGCTTCGGCATACCTGCGACAACGTCGATAGGATTGTCCCTACTTGAACCTTTGCCGCCGCTAACCTGTGAACCCGGAGGTACCTGAGACGCTTCAGGTGCATTAGGATCGATGCCCATAGCGAGCAAGTCACGATCCTGTCCGAAGTCACGTGCTGCTTTGATACCTCGATCACGTCGCAGGTTCATCCTACGGATGCCAGTCTCAAGCAGCCTACGGTTGACGCCTTCCGGTTTCGATAATGCCGTCTCCAAACTCTCCATGAACTTACGCTCGCCCTCGGAGATCTGACCGGGGAAATGTTTCAGCCCATCGAGAACTTGTCGGCCCAGTAAGTTACGCAACTCACCAAGATCCGAAACGGTTTCGCCGCTGTCACCCAGCCACTCAGACATGTGCTGCATGAGATTAACCCAACCACCTGTACCGGGTCCTCCTTCTCCAACACGATCAAGCAGGTAGAGTGCACGTTCGAACGGTTGGATGAGATCATGCGCCTCACGACCCATCACGATGTCGTCGTTCGCACGATCTACTGCGCCCTTCGTAATGCCCGTGATCATTTCCAGTTGACCTCGACGCTCAACGTCGAGTGCGTGCATGGCACGTGGGATGCTACCGTCTGCGCCCCTTTCCTCCAGCCACTCAATGTCCATACCACCTGTGGTGCCATCCTCATTAATTTTGTCGGGATCCCACACTGCTTGACCACGTGCAAGCCAATCCGGATTCTCCGGGTGAGTGTAGAGAGCGGGTGCACCGGTAGGTCTGCGAGTGCCGTACTCACCTGTTCGTTGTTTCTCCAACGCTCGTGCACGCATCAGGTCATCCAGATACTGTGATTCGATGATTCCTTCTTGCGCCAACATGTTAGCTTCTTCACTGATATAGAACTCGTCAGCCTCGCGAGCAGACTGCACCTCACCACGCAATGCACCTGCAGCCATGCCGATGTTTTCACCGAACGCTCCGGTACGTGTCGGCGCAAGCATACCTTCCGCCAGTGCAAGCCACCGTGCAGTTTCATCATCTTGCTCACGTTTCTTTCTACGCTCAGCGAGTGCCTGTTGACCTGCACGCAGTCGTTGGATTGCAGCTTCCCGGTTCATGCGAGCCAACTCTTGAATGCCACCCGGAGGTGGATCCGTAGCAGTGATCGACATGGGTGCCAGATCCAGAGTATCAGTCTCCATAACCTCTTCCAGAGGATCAGGAACCGCTACCTCAGCTAGTCCACCTTCTTGAAATCTCTGCATAACTCAGTCCTGTTTCTCGTCTCGCCAATTTTTCTGACGACCCGTCGATTCGCTGTTGTTCACAAGCAGCTTGCCTCGACTTACTCCGACACTGTCGCCGACATCAGGGTAGCCCCACTTGCCCATCCACCTATTGAAGCTCGGAAATCTATTAGCAATCCCTGATCGGATACGGTCGAGTACCTGTCCTCCGAAGGCGTACTGTGCAAGCCCGCCCTCAGCGTATCCTTTTGGGGACGCATACCCACCCTCCGCATAGTTACTTACGTCTTCGTAATCACCTTCAATGTAACCACCTTCCGCTGTCTCCCGTGGATTCATTCCACGAAACACACCGTAGGCACCGACAATCTGCGACAACGGTGACGGCTGGTATACAGCCGCTGGTCCAACGTCTGTGCGGCTGACCATCCTGTCCATCGGCAGACCACGAACGATGTTGCTCATGAATCCGAGTCGGTCGAACGGCAGGTTGCGCTGTTCGAGGAAGTCTTGGTACGCCAGATCCAGACTGCGTTGATCCAGTGCTTGTCGCTGCGCACCGATGCCTTCCATCGCTGCAGCATCTGTGAGACCCATGCGTTGAGCTTCTGAACCCAGCATGCCAAGACCTTCGGCACCTCGGTACATGCTCGCTGCACCAGCTTCTTCGAGAGCACCGACGATGCGAGCCATCTCGGCCTGTCGTGTCTGGTCCCCTGCAAAAATGTCTGCGCCTTGACCGTACGCTCCATGAAGTGCTTCGAGCCGCTGGGCTTCGAGGCCTTCCTGAATGTCGCGTGCACCACTGGTAGCAATGTCTTGCATCGAGCCAGTGCCTCCACGGGAGCCATACTGACCTGCGCCACCAAACATCCCAGAAATTCTGGGCATAAATTCTTCTTCCAGTGTCCGGGTAGCCAGCGCTTCCTGTCGGTCGAGTACGTTCCCGATGTAAGGGCTCATGTACTCACCGGCTACGCCTTCGTCGGTCCACTGTCGTGACCCTGCTTGGACGAAGGGAGATGCTGCGCGTCCAATGTTCGCAGCGCGACTGAGACCACCACCGTAACCAGCAGCTGCCCCTTCGAGGTACGGCATGTACGAACCCATCTGTGCTTCGGTCATGCCGAACGCAGCCTGCTGCTCGGGCGTGAAGCCAGCAACTCTTGGACCACCGTATGGAATGTACGGCTCCGCTGCTGCTGCATTCGCTCGTGCGATCAGTCCCTGTGTGTAGTCCGACATCCACTTGGGGATGTTCTCCACCGTCTGTCCGTAAGTAGTGACAGATGCGGGGGGCTTACCCTCAAATAGGAAGTCTGTATTGCTAGGCATTACGCTCTCCCTGCCGCTGCTCTGAGCCTCGGCATGTAACTCTCAGGCGACTTGGCCTTATGGCTGAAGCCACCCTTGCTCAAGTTCTTCGCCTTGTGTCTGCGCATGTTCTGACGCATCTCATCCAACCGTTCCGCTCCCGCTTTACCGGATCCGTCACCCAAGAGTGCCACTGTTTCAGCGTCTATGACGTACTCACCGTCGCTCAGTCGCGCCGGGATGTCGTCGGACCTACCTGTGCCCGGTCCCTGTGTGAAGCCGCCAGAAGCGCTCACGTTGGGGCTGATGCGAGGTACGTCGGCGTTCTGCTCGAAGAAATTAGCTCCTCCCATGGCGAAGCCTGTGCCTTGCCCAAGCTGTTGCGGAGGTTCCCACGTGCGAGTTGCGGTGTTGATTGTATAGCCAGCTGCCTGCAGCTGCCCTTCTGAACCGGGGAACAGACCCACTGGAACCGGCTGACCAGCTGCGATCATGCCTGCCACTCCAGCAGTCCCACCTAGTCCACCGGCTGGTCCCACAGTTGGCGTACCCACCTCTCCGGCGAAAGGATCTGGTGTGATGAACAGACTCTCAGCAGATTGAGGTGCACCTCTCTGCCCGTAGGACCAGTACTGACTGGGATCCGTAGGTCCAATGAACTGACGTTGGCTCTCGTAAACAGGCAACCGCTCCAGCATGTGCGGTGGGATCGGAGGCGGCTCGCCTTCTTCGTACTCACCACCACCCAGTGCGCCCATGCCTGCCATCAGTGGCAGTCCGTACTTCATGAGCATGTCTTCCTGTCCACCTGTAGCAGGTGCAGGAGCAGACGTAGTCGCTGGTGCTGCAGCAGCCTCGGCAGCTCCCGGAGGAGTAGCCCCATACCCAGAAACCTCAGCGAATGGATCCGGAGGTGCCAGCGCTGGATCTACCGGACTCATCAGCGGATCGATAGGTGGTTGCTTCGCACCTCCACCGAGGGTGATCAGATCTTGCGGGGGTTCAGCTACTGGCGACATTGAACCAGCTTCGACTGGTGCACGCGCCAAGATGCCACCGGCACCCGGATCTTCGAGGCCGAAGACGTTCTGTCCCTTCTCAACGATGCCTTCCATCGTGGGCTGCATCATCTGAGTGAGCGCGCCTGACATGGCACCGGAAGCGAAGTCACCACCGGTCAGTTCAGCACCGGCACCGCTCGCCAGACTGGATCCGACGATGGCTGCAGTACTGTCGGACAGACCCGGAGCAATATCTTTCACGAAGCCGCCTGCCACGTCGCCCAGACCTCCAGAGATAGCACCAGTCATTGCGCCCTGCATGAAGTCACCACCTCCAGCTGCGGACATGCCGCCCCGGAGCAGTGCGTTACCTACAATACTTGCCCCGGCTCCTGACACACCCGGTATCAGGTTGCCGACCCACGCACCCAGTCCGGGTGCAAAAATGCTCAGTGCAATTGGAGCAACGACTTGGAAGATCTTGGAACTGAAGACTTTCTTCACTGCCTTCTTCACCTTCTTCCAGATCTTGGAGAAGAATCCGTACTCGGGCATACCGGTGTTCGGGTTGATGTCGGCCTTGCCCCACATTCCTTCGAGAATTCCCAGCTCTTCTGGCGTCATGTGCACCATCATCGAGTCACCACCACGCCCACCTCGGCGTGTCGTCTCCGCAGCTTGCGCCAGACCCCCTTCGGCCTTATCGACGTAGCCACCGATTTCGTAAAGCTTCACCTGCTTGGTCTCTTCTGGCTTGACGCCAGCTTTCTTCAGCAGTTCACCTGCAGCGAATGAGTACAGCAACTCGGGACCACCGGGTACGGACTCGATCAGCTCCGCAGCATCAACAACCTCTTGGTCGCCACCCTGCTCAACCAGCATGGATGCGAGGCCTCGTCTTGCACGGATGCCTTCAGCAGCTGTCGGTCCTCTGGAAGTATTTTGTTTAGCCATCGCTCTATCCCATAAAATTTGATGTTGAGAACATTCTCATTGCCCAATCTTTCCAGTTGTCGTAGTCCATGGGGTCAGGCACATCTTGCCCCAGTGCATCGACACCCCCAAACACACCCATAGCCCAGCCCTGCCACTGGGATGGATCGTCGAGCCGTTCGTAGTTGGCATCCGATCCGCTTATCTCATCGGAGAAGAAACCCAGCTCGCCAGTCATGCGGTCAGCCCACTGGATCACCTCGTTGTCAGCAAAGCCTCGGGGATCAATGATCATGACTCGATCCTTCCGTCTGCCGGTTCGATGTGGGCATACGTCTTGCCCATTTCGTAGTTGCCTCCGCCGATGTTCGACTCGAATTTGAAGCTCATCAGCCGACGGATGTCCTTAAATTTAACAGTTTCTTCGTCACTACTCGAAGGCGTCTCGAATATGGTCTCTGGATCTGAGGTAACGACGTCGGCTTTGGCATTCGCACGACCCTTCACCTCTACCGTCATGTCACCTGACTGAACGAAGTCAGGTTCAATGCGTGCAACGCGCAGTGACTTGTCAGCTACCTGCTGATCAAGCAAGGAGAACTCATGCGTCTCGAAGCTCGAACGGATGGCACTGATGTTACTCAGGCGGATCTTGTCGAACGCTGTCTCGTGCTGCCAGAGTGTACGACCGTTTGCCGTCTCGAAGTTGTCCACCATGAAGGGACGTTGGTACACGTCGGCGTAGATGCCAGCAGTGCGTCCCTGATTAGCGTCGTCGTGATCAGGCAACGGAGTGTCGAACCAGTACCCTTCGCGCACGTTGTAAACGATTGCGTGTGTGCACTCCGTAGCAGTGCCACGTGGGTAGCACCACCACAGCTCACCGTAACGCGGGATCTTAAAGCCGAAACATTTCTGACGTGCGTTGAAGTTGATGTTGTCGAAGAACCAATTCTGATTCATGTTGTTGGGGATCTCACGTACGACACCGTTGAACATGTACCACCGATCCACACCGGGCCAGTAGTAGATGCCGTCCATCTCGATCACGCCCTGCGAACTCATGATGGTTATGCCACGAGCAATGATGTCGTACGCGAAGGGAGGGGTAGCACCCGGAGCAAAGGTCGCACGAATTAAAATGTCGAGACCCCAGAATAGTGCAGCAGGACCCTGACCAGCACCGCGAAGAGGCATCCCCTTCACGATCTTTTGCGTACCAATGTTGATAGCGACTGGATCCATGGTTAAGTTGTTCGCTTGCGACTGCACGATGAGTCCTTCGCTGCCATAGGTCCAGATATAAACACCACTCACTACGCAACCACCACTGGTTGCTTCTGAACCGTTCCAAAGAGCAGATAGACCAGTCGTGTTAAGTATGCCTGTCGCTTCGATGGATTCGATGTACAGCGTACCGTTGATGGAGTTGTCGATGTTCGTTGCGTTCTCTGCAACGTGCGCCACGATCACATGGTTACCGGTGCCGCCAGTGTCAGCGAAGACATCGAACTGCCACAGGTTATTGAGATCTGCATTGAAACCTGCAGGCGTGCGATCACTGAACAGGTTGAGCGAACCGTTCGAGACTTGGTACTGGCCGATGGTGTTCGGGTGACCGAGGTGCAAGTACTGAATGTCATCACTGGAATACGAGTGTATGCCGCGAGTGACTTCAGGCACCGTGTCAGTGACCTGCTGATAGCCACCAATCTTTTTCGGTTTCCCACGCTGGAACCTGCACCACTCACCATCGAGGTAGTGTTCGCTATCAAAACGCGTCCCGTCTCGTTTGATGCCGGGAGCGGACGCTAACAATGCAGGTTGTTCAGCCAAAATCGAAGTCCTTTGGATCTACAGGTTTGATGTGATTCCCGTCCGTAATCGGCAGCTTGCACGTGTCACATACAAACGGCTGCTCAGGGTGGGGGTTGTGATTGTCCAGTAGCTTGGCGTGGTTAGCGTTGATGACCTCGTTGTCGTCAGGCCAGTGATCGTAGAACAATGCAATCAGACCACAGCCTTCCGGGCCGACGTGGACCATGGGGATCATGTCCTTGATGTGCATGTGCGTGAAGCCATCGTCACTGAACTCATAGTGCGGACGAATGACGACGTCATCGCTGAGCAAGATTTTGTGATCATCAAGACAGCGCTCCATCGTCTCACGCTGCAGTGGCGTGTAGCCCTTGGGTATCCGATGTAGATCCAGAAAAACCATTACGGTGCATCCGTCCTCGTCCAGCGTTGCCACGTGTTCTCATTCAAGAAGGAGTTGCTTGCAAACGCGACTACCTGAGCCCACTGCAAAGTGAGTGTCCTCGAATTTGTATCGATGCCACACAAGCCCTGCCAGAAGCCGTACATCTCACCGGTCTGCAGCGCATTGATCAACGCACCTGTCACTCCATTAACCGTTGTCCAGTACATGTCACCATCTGATGGGCTCGCGCCTGTGTCAGCTCGATACACAATCGAGTAACCCTGACTGCCACCGAAGGTACCTGTTCCCGTGCTTGACCACCTGAACTTCAGACCAGTGGCTGCGTTAGGCTGAGTTCCTTGCCACGCTCCCTCCAAAGAATACTTACCCGGCACCAGTTCCATGCCGAAGATGTGGTTGTCGTTCTGGTAAGTCGTACTGTTGTTGACCGACTCGTCAGCCGTCTTCACACGCTGCACGATGGCAGGTGCGTCGCTTTCAGTGAGCACACGCTCAAAGCCGGAGGCTGTCAGTAAGTTGTTGACCTCGAAGCCACCGTCACCATCGTCAAGTGTGCGTGCTACTTCGATGGCACCTCCACCCGGCTGGTAATACAGCTTGACGTCAGCGTTCGGGTTCAGCTGCACCATAGTGCGCGCCTGACTCAAACTGTCTCGAACAATAAGCTCCAGCTGCGCACTGTCGAGACTGTTTTGGAAGACCAAGGTGTTGCTCGACGAGTAACCGATGAACGCCCTGCCGCCGAAAGAGGTGGTCATGAGGTTGATGCCGACAGTGTTATCGGCAGCTCCTCTGAACTGTGGGTTACCTGCGCCCTGCCGGTAGTTGGTATTGATCGACACGTATGCACTGGCGTGTGTCGTGCTGATTCGGATGAGTCCATCAGCTGCGTTGATCCGGTTCTGGATGTCCATCTCTTCCGAGAAACTATCCTGACCGATGAACAATGCAACGGTACCGTCCTGATGTGTGAACGCTAGCTCACGAGGCAATGCGTCTGCGTTAGCATCACTGCGTAACTGCAGCAAGCCACCAGTAGAAGCGAATGCACGGACGTTGCCGCCACTGTCGATCAGGCTGTCAGGCGAAGGCACTACGTCCTCGATGAGGAACTTGCGCATCGCTGCTGCATCAGCATCATAGACAGCGAGGAAGTCAGCTGCGGTATCGATGGTCGTCTCTGCTGTCAGGTTATCGACGTCCAGCAAGAGCTGCATGTTCGCTGTGAGATCACCCCCACCAGCCAGACCAGAGAGTGCTTGCGTCTCGATCAGGATGCCGTCAAAGGCAGCGTTCAAATTTGTGCGCGCACCTGATGCTGTCGTCGCACTCGTGCCACCCTGCCCAATGGTGATTGGGAACGCTACACTGGTAGATGACGTCGCGTTGATCACGTCGGTCGCATCGCAGTAAGTAATTACGCTCTGCCCTTGCGGAATAGTTATTCCTGCACCAGCAGCTGTCACTACTTCCAAACTAAACGCACCGCTCGTCTGGTTGTCTGCCCAGTACTGCTGCGTTGTGTTGGGCACAATGATGCGCCGGTTACCTGTCAAAGCACCTGTGAATCGATAAGAGATTCTGTTGAGATTCGCACCACTAAGTACGAAGTCACCAGAGCCCGGTACGGCAAGCGACACGAAGTCGAAAGCAATAACCGACGATGTCGTCAGGCCGACAGTGAACCAGTCAGTGCCGTCCGTAAAAAGGAACGTACTCGCATCAGGATCAAGATTGATGCTGGCAGCACCGTCGATCTGACCAGCCGCAGGCACGACATTGAGCGTACCGCTGCCAGAGTTTCGGATCATGCAGAAAAAATTGTCATTCTGTGCCTGCAGGTTGCACGTACCTGCACCTGCTGTGTAGATCAGGCACTTCGCTCTGTCACCTGTGACCACGTCGAAAGGTGTTGCAGCTTCGACGTCAGAAGCCATGATCTGTTCGAGCAGAGAACCACTAGGCTGCAGACCTGCACCAGCCAGCGCAGATGAATCAGAGATCGTAGTACCTGCTCCTAACTGGAACGTAGTCCACGTGCCTGCCTCGGTCGTGTTGTCTGTGAGCACGATGACCCACGCCTGTCCGCTATCGACACTTTGAATCGTGCCGCCAGTAGCATCACGCAACACAAAATCATCACCTATGCCGTTGACCGTTGTCTTGTTGCCGGTGCTCGCGTTGCGCGCGTCAGGCATGTCAACGTTAAGGTTAGGTACAGTGCCGTTGATGTCCATGACATCAGCAACGACGTTGACACCTTCGATCTGCTGCTCTCTCGGCCACTGCAACGTGACATCAACTGCGGTGTCGATGCGGTTGTAGCTAACCAAAGATGGGAATAGTAGGTTGCCGCCAAATACGTCGGTGTAACTCATCAGACTGTATCCCTTGTGACATTTCTATCGACAATGCGCTTGAGGTCTTGCCCTTCAAGAATCGCAACGTCTTTCTCGTAAATTGCCTCCCACGTAGGGATGCGTTCGTCGTTCTTTAAAAATGGAGTTGCCTGCAGGAGCGCACCATGAAGCAGGGCGTTCGGGGCAAAGTCCGTCGTCCAGTTCGTTTGGTTAGTGCTATCCAGTAACGCAGGCAACTCCCAATAGCTCACCTCGAACGGATACGCTGCATCCGCTGAAGGTGCGATCAACCAGTTGAAGTAATCGTAGTCAGCATAAAATTTCGGCTGAGCCGTGAGATCTTCGTCAGGCCAGTAACGCCGACAGTACTCATACGAACGAGCGAACAAGGGGGTGCGTACCTGTTCAGTGCCCACTCCGAAGTTGATGCTGATGGTGTCACGCCAGCGATCAGGCTTCGCTATAACTGATTGACCAATCCCCATGGTGTCTGTGACGACACTGACGAAGCCGAGGATCTTCAATCGGTTCGCCAGCTCCCGCTCTGCAAGGTTAATCAGGGACGGAAGCTGGTCAAACACAGTCGGATCCACACTCGTACCCCGCTCCAAATATTTTCGGAGATCTTCTTGGAGCGAGTCGAATGTCATCGAGACAGCCATGGGTTACTCCTTACGCGTTGGGATCGACGACAGGCTCGTCATCATCCGGCAGCGTATCTTCTGCGGGTGAGGGGTCCGGAGTTTCAGGTTCTTCCGGTTCCTCGGGGGTTTCAGTTTCGAGTGGGTTGCCTCCTCGATCTACGGGGACAAATTCTTCCTCGGGCTCTTCTTCGCCAAGCAGTTCTTCCTTCGCTGCCTGCAGACGCGCGTGCGCATCGTCGGACCTTGCGCGCATGACGTCCCACTCACCGGGAGTAGGTGCTCTACCTTTCGCAGCCATCTCTTCGATGGTTGCAGTGAACTCCTTGAGGTCGTCGAGCGCATCGTCACCCTGTGAAATCAGGGCACCGAGTATGCCGAGTAGCTCAGCAGCTTGGCCCATCTTTACGCTGCTGCCACCACCCAGTGCAGGGTTGGACAACACCGTACTCAGACCGTTGATTGCGAGTAATGCAAGTGAAATTGGATCCATTGTTATTGTGCTCCTTTGATGTTTCGAATTAATTCATTCATCAGGGGAGCTAACTCTGTAACCCAATCGTTGAGTTCCTTCGACGCGATAGCAAAGCGCTGTTCGCTTGTTTCTCCCGCGTCGAATTCTGCTTTCACAATTAAGAACGCTGTGTAAGCGGTGAGCAAACTGTCGGCCACCGGCTTCGCTCGTTCCTCTGCCTGAATGATGCGTAGTTTGGCACCACGAGGGATAGCTGGATCTTCAGCAAGATCAGCAGCCGTCTCCTGTAAAATGACAAACGTGCCGTAAGCAGCAAAGGCTCGCTGCTCTGGCGTTTCCGCTGCCGCAATGGGATTTGCAGTTTGACACCCTGCAAGAGCAAAGAGCCAGAGCATTAACCATGCGTAGCGGTAGTCGAGTTTCCTCATACTAGATACCTCCATCACCCGATCCTGTGACCTTATTCACCAAGCGACGGGTGGACAACGCTTGATAGTCTTTCAAGAACTGCACACCTGCACCGACGATGATGCCGACCCATGCAGCTTGTGTAATCATTCCGAATGTGAACTCGGGATTATTCAAAAAGAGTGCGAGTACTGCGTTGCAGAAACTGATCAACGCAGCGATCACTGCTCCTGAAATCGTGTTTACGTTAACGCTCATGTCCTTTCCTCCAGCTGTTGATGTACTCGTCCGTCGTGCCACGTCCGAGGTCAGTGTTGTAGTGCTCCTTCCAGTAAGCCGCTTGCTGTTTTAAGTCACCCGACTGCGGGAGAGGAGCGCGTACACGCCTGTAATGCACACGACACATTGCAACTGCGTACTTCAAATTCCAGATCAGCTCGCGCGAATCTGGTCCTCCGATTTCTAGGATCGCATGCGAGAGGTTGTCGCGGTAGCGCAGGTAGTTGTCCCAGATGTCATCATGCGTTGCAGGTTCCATCTGGCACACACCCAGTGCAGGTCCGCTGCCCAACTGTTTGATGTAAACCAATCGGGACTCTTGCAGGCACGTGCCCAGCACCAGCTCGGAGGCTGCTGCAGAATACAAACCCAGATCTTCGAGCGTTGGCTCGATGATCAGGTCGATAAATTGTTCTCGGTCAATCAAGATGTATCTTCCGTTTTCAATTCTTCCTTAGCTTCTTTCAATGCTTCCAGCTCGATTTCCAGATCAGCCAGATACTCTGCGTCGTCCTCTGACCAGTCCGTATCCTGTCGCTGCCGGAACTTCAACGCTGCGATCTCTTTGCGCAGCAAATTGATGTCACGCGTCAGTAATACGGAGAACGCAGACTTAATTGGTTCAGCCTGCTGTTGTGCGATGTCTTTGAAGTCTTCGGCCAACGCTTCAGATATGAGAGGCTTCCCCACATACCAGAGAATAGGAGTTACGACCGCAAGAGACGCCACGGTGCTTATGATTGCGCTTAGTGAAAATTCTTTTGCGGCCATAACTCTCTCCCTTATGCGTCAGCGCTTGGGTCGCCCCCGTTTCCGTTTGCCCCTGCGTCGTCTGCCGGAGGCTGGTCCCCTTGGGGTAGGGTTTCCACGGGAGCCATAGAGGGGTTTGGCGCACCTCCTGCAATATTTTCCGGGTTAGGATCTGCAAGCACGATTTCACCATTTGCCAGTGCAGTCAGCATCCCTTCCAAAATACCCAGTGCGCCAGACTTCGCTACCTTCAGCGGCACCGGTAGATCGTCTACCTGCAGTAACGTCACACCTGCTGCTGCCGCCATCTGAACCTGAACTGCTGTTACTTCTTGCTTTGCCATTTTTATTTTCTCCTTACTTCACGTGATGTGGCTTAGCTGTCGCCACTCTTAAATGTTGATGAAATTGAAAAGACGTCGCCTGTCCATGTACCACTCAAAGGATAATTACCCGTTGGCGTATCGACTGCAGTCTCTTCAAATTTGTAACCACACCCAACGACCATACCCTGATCGAAACCGTTGTCGCCAACATTGATAGTGTCGAGCGCAATAATTCCTTGGTCAGTGTTCGAGACGGTTTCACCTGACTGCGCTGCCGCACTCTGCTTGGCAGTCAAGAAACCTTTCACCGTGGCTGCGAACCCCCCCGGTGGACCATTCTCTCGGAACATGCTGTTCACATTGTCATTATTGATTTGCGAGTTTTCATTGTCGGATGTGATGTTGGCTAACGTCCCTCCCCACACACTGCCTCCAAAAATTGCACAGCCCAAGAAGATCGGGAAGTTCTGGCCGAAGATTAAACAATCGTCTTCACTGTCTCCACTCGCAAGGCGCGGCTGGATCCCAACAACAAAACTACTAACGCCACTGTCAAAATGAATGATGCCACCCGTCGAACTCCAAACCTGAAACGTTGGCGTCCTGATTGTGCCACTCGACTGACCTGCATAACCCGGACCCGCTGCCCAGAAGGCAAGGATCAAGTCACCTGCAATCGCATTGCTGTTGTCTAGCGTACGCTGCGCATTGTTAAGTGAGCTACCAAGCCCAGCGGACAAGCTGCTGTAGCTAGTAAACGTATAGCCGAACGATGGGGGTGGCCCACCAGCCACGCCCATAGTGCCAAACGGAAATTGGTTATGACTGCTCATGGAGTGAAGCCGCTCCCCCACTCGTAGTAGTCGGTGGCCGATGCGCGATAGATCGTTATGACACCTGCCGTTAATGTGCCACCACCGACAGTGTCGGTACCGTCTGCCTCAAACAGGGTCGTACCCGATCCCTCAACAATAGTGATGGTGCCTGACGTAGGTGCGAGGATCTGTATCGCTGTGCCCACTTCCCAGTTCGTCGTCGAACCGCTGTCTTCGGTCGTGACAGTGTAGTTGTTGCTGTCATCATAGAAGAGCACACGGTTGGGCGCGACGTTGTTGGCAGTATTGAAGTTGAATGTTGCGTTCGAATTCTGTCGTGCTTTCGCGTAGCCGACCGGGAAGTCCTCACCGGTATCGTCGGTGAAGTAAAGATTGTTCGGTGCTGTACTACGGACCCACACCTGACCGTCACCCGCGATGTTCGTCTCTGCTGCTGCCTGCTCACCAATTTGAAGAACAGGACACGACACGTGCGCAAAACTGGACTGGGCAATCTCGAAGATACCTGAGCCGAAGTCTCCGCCTGCGATACCGAACTGCAGCGTAGGACCAAGGTTCTGGATGAACGTAGTCGAGTTGTCTGCGCTGTTGCGTAGGTCAAGTTCGCAGCTCGGACCAAACTCAACACCCAGAGCGTTGGTGAATTCCCACGAACCAGACATGACGTAATTTGCTGCTGTATCGAAAGCACCTTGGGTCAGATCAAAGTCAGTACCAGCATCGTCAGTGAACATAGGTTTGTTCGGAGCATCATTGCGCACCCAGAACTGACCGTCACCCGCGACAAATGCTCCTTGGTTTGCTTGCTCCTCCATGTACAGACCACCGTTGCCGGTATCCAGACAGATCATCTTATGGGTAGAGCCCATGCCAGTGATCTGCAATGAACCTTGGTTCTGGTCTCCGCCTAGCGTCATTTCTCCCGACGCATCGAGGACTATGTACGGTGGGCTAAGCGTGTTGTGGATCCACTCCAACCGATGATTGGGAGCACTCAACCCGTGGTCATCTCGCAGTCCCCAGTAGTTCGCACCACCGTTATCGACGGACTGCCAGATCAACCAATTCGTTGACCCAGATCCTGAGCCTCCTACTGAAAAGCAGACGCCACCGGGAGGAACGTTATTTACCCGTATTACAGGATTAGCACCTGTGCCGGTTTTATCAAAACGGAGTATTCGGTTCGTCAAATCCCACGTGAAGTTAGCGTCACCACCGAACGCACCAGCATTGTTGTACTGAACGTTCGTGTCTGCGCCACCCGGAGTGCCACCACTTGGAGGAACGGAATACGCTCCTGTTTCATCAAGGTAATTGGTAGCGGCACCACCTGTATTCAGGACTACACCGTTGACCGTCATACCTGTGATCGCAGCATCGAGGTTAACGATTGGGTTCACTGGGTCAGCAGCGTTGACACTTATGTTCGTGCCACCAACGACGCTGTCTACCTGACCACCAGATGCGAGATCGCTTAGGGTCAGGACTCTCTCAAGGCCTGCGCCCGTCAGCGTATTGTTGACAGATAATCCGCCTGCTGCAGGAGCGAGGCTCAATGCAATTTGATCCACTCCGTTGCGAACAATGTCCACTTCCGCACCGGACTGCAGCGTCGTGTTCTGCGTACCACCTGACATGCCGAACAGAGCCAGACCGTCATCACGGATACGAATGACATCGTTGCCCAAGTTGACGGAGTACTGGTACTGACCTCCGCCCAGAAGATTGTTGTCGATGAAGACGTCGCCATTCGCATTGCGTATCGCGATGCCAGCTTCAGCGACGTAGGTCAGCTGACTGACCAGTTCGAAGCCAATGAGATCTGCGATCAGTTCAGAGAACGGGTCGTAGTCCATGCCGGTGTTATCCCACCGCAGCATCTGTCCTTCGACCGTGCCGGGGTTAACCGTTGAACCTCCCGGTATCGTGATTGTCTTCGTTGAACCAGCACCACTTGCCGTTACGCCTGCGCCAACAAAATTGAGGGTGCTGGCTCCACCTGCAAGAGGAGTACCTTCATCCTCAACCACAATGGCAGAGGATAGGTTTATATCGTCAGCCGCAACCTTGCGACTGACTGTCACACCAGCTTCGACAGTCTGCACTTCGAAGAAACTGTTAGGTCCGTCCAACGGTAACGTCGCAAATGGCAGACCTGAAATTGTTATGTTAGGCATTAGAGGCTTCCTCGTTTCCGTCAATCTCTGACGCTTCCAGCACGCGTAACCTGCCATCTTCCGTCGCACGGGGACTGTCACCGAAGGCTTCACGTACACCACCGAGGAAGTTCACGTTTGGATCCGGACCTCCTGTCGTCAGATCCTCATCAGGACGATAGAACGGCAACGTGATGCGATCAGCCTGACGCGGTGCAAGACGATACGGATCATAATCATCAAGGTCATCGATGCACACCTTGATACCCGGACTGTTCGGGTCTGAGTGCAGATCTTCCAAGAAGAACTTGCGCGAGCAACGTTGACAGATGCCAAGCCCGTACGTCGTCTTCCCTGTTGGATCCAAAAAGATGCTCATGATTACCTCGTATACGGTGAGATGTTAGGACGCAGGTATGCTTCCGACTCGTCGGTCTCACCGTCCCATGCGTCTGCTAAATATTTGTCTGCGTCAGTGTCAATGTACGGCAGCTGCGCCAGATCCACCTCTTTTATTTCACGACTCAGTTGTCGTGCAAGCTCACAAACGATAGCGAGGTACCAACGATCCGGCATCTCCAGTTCGTCTGTGAGTGCACCAACGTCCTGCACCTGTCGTTGAATGAATCCTGTCACCTGATCAAACGTGAACTCAGCACCGGGACTCGGCCACAACTCAATCTCCGGTAGCGTGCGTTGTCTGTCATACCAGAACTGCGTCGGTCGCCCAGTGCTTGCCTTGTCAGGCAGGTTTGCGTAGTCGTTCCGATTGAGTTTGTACATCGGGATCTCGTTTGGCTTGTTCCCGTAGTACAGCTCAACCACATCAAGCACTGTCGTGCCGGTCGCACGCAAACGCCAGTACTGGTACTCAGTCACACGACTCGGTGCCTGCACGTCTTGCCAGATCCACTCGTCTTGCACGACGTCCAACTCGGTGCGTGTGATGTACGTCACAGCGGTCACGAAGTTATCGTTCGACGCTTCGATCACATAGTCCCACGTCCCAGAAACGTTGGGCATGATCCCGAAGATAGGAATTGCAGTCGCACCATCGGTTCCCAGATCCATGGTGATCGTGCCGAGAGCAGCCACTTGCGTACACGCTGTGGTCAGATCCCCGTCGAACGCATTGTCAGCGACGCCTTCCGATGCAGTCGCAGTGCCAGTGACTCGATTCGAATTGCGCAAGTTGATTGTGTAAGTGTCTTCGGTACCCAGAGGACACGGCACAGTCTGGTTGCGCTCGTAGATCGGCAGGATGATCGGGTCAACATTCCAGAGCTTGATGCCCTTGTTGCTCAACGTCATGACGTAAAGCCACAGCAGGTCGAGAGCAATCTGCAAGTGCTCACCTGTGATCTGTTGCTCGACCATCTTGCAACGTCTAAAAGCGTGGTCGATGATCTGCTGGTTCAAGAAAGTTGTTGAACCGACTGTTCCTGATGTAGGCATCTATCTCGCTCCGCGTGCGCTACTTCCCCGTCCACCACGTGGACGTTGTTGATGTCCGCGTGGGCGAGGAGCTTTGACGTGTTTATCCATCACCTTCTCAGCTTCTCGCCTCGCTATTTTTTTACGCTGCCACCTCGCGCTTTGTGCACTGCGCCGCCTGTTGCAGACCGAGTAGTGCCGACTGCACGACGCGCCGCACTCGGGTGCAAGTTGACCTTCCCACCTTTGGCTTTGACGTTCTTCGGCATGCCCTTTCTCGATGCCGCAGTACCAGCTCTCTCAGGCTTTTTCATATCCTTGCTAGGCTTCAGCACCGCACGAGCGCGACGAAGAGCAGCATCAGCCAGTGCGCCACCACCAGAAGAAGCCACACCTTTCATTTTCGACTTCTTGACCTTGCCACCCTTTTTCAGTCCGGGCGTGAGTCGGCCAGTGCCACCAGCTTCAGCTTCCTGAGCATTGCGAGCATTCTTGCCGCGACGTGCAGGCTGCACACCATGGTCCATTGGATCCTGCTTGCCGCGTTTGGCTTTGAACTCGCCGGAGGTGTCCTTCACCTGACCACCGTACTTGTAGCCCATCTGCTTGCCATGCGCTTTCAGTTTCTGATGCACTGCGCCGCCTTTCATCTTCGGCACTGTGATCGTTACGTCATCGACTGCGATCTCACGCTCCGGACCCATGAAGCCGCCCATGGCTGCGTTCGTTGTGCCCTTCGCAAGCTTCCGCTTCGTGCATGGCTTGTTACGTTTACCACCCTTCACAGATCCGCCGCGCATGTAGCCCTTAACTTCGGACCTGCCTGCGGAGCCCGTGAAGCCCTGATCAGCCGGGAAGGAAAAGTCCTTCACGTACTGTAGTCCACCGGTACTTTTCTTCATGAGTCTGGGTCTCCTGTAATTTGCTTAATCTGGTTACGCACTTCTTCCTTGTGTCCGCGTAAGTTGTCCTTCCCGTGTCGAAGCACTTCTTTGACAAGCCGCCCCACTGGACCAGCAGGCTCCGCAGCAATCAAAACATTGCAACGATCTATCGCTGCATCGATGTTGTCACGATCTTCTCGCAGCAACTGTAATTCAAGAGCATTCTCGACCGGCTTACTCTCCGGGAGCTGGGCCACCGTTGTCAGTGATTCGTAGAATGCAAGCGACGCTACGTCTCCGCGACTAACGATGTCACCACGCAGGCTGCTGTAGGTCGGATTGTTGATACTGCCCAGCCTGTTGTACTCAGCTGCGACTGCATCGACGTAATCGTTGCCTTCCTGATTGGACAGTCCTTGCGTGATGACCGTCTGCATCGCATCAACGAAACCCTGTCGGTTGATCGTGTTATCTGCAATGACAGCATCGATGCCTGCCTTCCATACGTCTGAAATTGTGCTCATACCACCACCGATAATTCTGGGTTTGCCACGCCTGTCACGACCCGAAAGTCAATCGAATCAGGATCAATCGCTCCTGCTGTCGGATTGAACAGCGTGAAGCGTAATACATTTGTCACCGGCACGAACACTTGGAGGATCAGATCATCCAGACTGGTCGCGTCCGTGATCGGTGCAAACGAGATAATCTCCGTGCCCTGCGCAGCCGTAACAGCCACATCAGTGAACACGGAGGCATTCGAGCCCACAGACGGAAAGTTAATCGTCGTCTCGAAGACCTGAATGTTCTGAAAGACTGTGTCGAATCTACGCACCGGTACCCTCCAACATCCTCCAGCGTGCTGTGCCCGTGTCATCGTACCAGAGCCACACACACTCGTTAGGCCCAAGGACATAGCCTACGCCTGTCGAGGTAATGATGCGATTCGCTGCGAGGCTCAACACATCTTGGTTGGTCAACGTCAGGTTAAATGCGCCAGTGTTGTACAGGCAGATTCGGTCGCCATCCTGTCCAAACCCAAACGAAGAATCGATGCCAGTGATGTTGTACGCGGCATCACTGTCGAGCAGATTCATCGTTCGTTGATTGTTATTGGTACCTAGCTGATAGTCATTCTGGTTCGCAGTGATCTGCGCTTCGACGTTACTGCCGTTGTTCATGTGTCCGTCGATTCGGGCACGTCCAAGAACTCGGAGAGACTGCACTCGCGTAGCGTTTGCGCTCGCCTGTCCAGCAACGTACAGCGTTGAAGAATCTTGGACTGTGCCACCATTCAAGATGGTAGCTACCGAGTTGATCTTAAACGCTTGGAGGTCAGAGACAGCTTGACCGTTGACGTCTATGCTGCCGCTTGCAGTCCACAGTACGTCTGAGTACTCGCCACCAATCTGTACCTGTCGCAGGTTAGGACCAGCGAACTGTACAAACCAGTTGTTGGAATTAGGGGTCGGAGCCGTGACACCGAAGACAACAGCGTTGACGTTGAAGCCGATCCCGATGTCCTGCGTTCCAGAGTTGTTCTGTTGGAACGTCCACTCATCTTGCGCAGTAGGTCGCAAGTAAAGCGGATTGCCACCGACACCGGCAAAGGTCGAGAAGAGAAGCGCGGACTGAGACGTGTTCCAACCAAGCCAGATGTCTCCATCAGCAATCGTGCCACCGTACTTCGTGTAGGTGTTGTCGTTGAAGTGGATGTCACCAGTACCAAAGTCTGAATCCGCTCCGCCATTATTCTGTAAGAAGAAATTGATAGCCGAGACGGTCAACGCTGACCGGACAACCGCACGAACACCTGTTGTGGTGAGCGTGATGTTGTTCATGTCGAGACCGATGTAGTTCGCCATCCGCTCGGTACCGACTGACTGTCCGAATAGAGCCTGAGCCGGGTTGAGCATATGGACGCCGCGAACCGTACCGAAGTCAACGGTGGCTGTTGCGTTGTTCGTATTCCACAGTGGACCTACCGTCACACCGTTCACGTTACCAAGGGTCAGCGTGTCACCAGCATTCCGTGCTCGAAGAATCGGAGCAAAACTTAATGCTCGGTAAGTGCCAACACTTGTTGCTCCAGATCCTTGAATGTCATAAGCGCATTGCGCTGCGTACACGAAGGTCTGAGCCGGAGAGATACCCGCAGTCAATGATCGGTAAGTCTGGCGAGCAAAGAATAGGGTTGTAACTGAGAAGCCGGGATTGACTACCCACTCAAGGAGAGAGTTGTCATCAAGCGCTGACATGATGAACAGAGCGTTATTGACCGTGATGTCATTCGCTAAGAAGATGCTCGCCGATATCAGACCACCGGATGCGGGAATGGTATTCGCAAACCGAAGACCACCTTGAGTGACAGCGTCAGTCGTCCAGTCCCAGTCAACGTCTGCACCACCATGAAGCTCAATACGTCCTCGGTCAGCATCCTGAGATCCCTGAAGTGGCAGTGTCCCACCCGGATCAACACTCCCGTATACAAATTGATCAGAACCTAGAAGCAGTGACAGGAGTGCAATGTTCGAGCCATCAGGAACAGTGAAGAACGCCAACTCAGCCGGAGACGATGTCGAACTGATGGTTCCTGTAGGAGCCATGCGAGCATCAATCACTGCTCCGAAGTCGTAACCGGAAGCACCAGTCCATGCCGTGAAGATAATCGACCCGATAGTCTGACCGAGAGTGACAGGGACGTGAGCAGCCGTATCGCTGTTGGTCAAAGCGAACGTCATGATCGGCGGAGCTACTGTCGAATGTCTGTGAAGGATAAAGGTAGCGTCAAGAACGCCACCGATGTCATTGACCTTCATGTGAGCATCGTAGTTAGCACCGTTGACCAAGATGCCGCTTTGTTCAGTACCCGGATTACCAAACCCGACGTTCTCAGTGAGCATCATCGGGATCGTAAGGTCACCCATCGCGACAGTGTCAACGTCAAAGTTGGAACCGTCATCTTGGTAGAGGGTGTTGGCTGCTACTACGCCCGGATTGACCGCTTGAGAGACAAACTCAAGCCAATCGGTTGAGGCAGGTCCGCCTCCTCCGGGGATCGTTATCGTTTTGGTTGTGCCTGCGCCTGACGCGGTTACTCCTGCGCCGACGAAGTCAAGGGTGTCCGCCGGAACACCGACAGGAGCACCCTCATCTTCGACAATGATGGTGCTGGCACCACCTCCGCCGGGAAGCCAGTCGTAGTCGTAGTTGTCTGCGGTGAGCTTGGTGAGTACTGTACCGGGCGCACCGTCATCCGGAATCTGTATTGCTACGATCCCAGAGAAACCCAGACCCGACTGCGCAGTCATGGGCTACCTCACAAAGCAGCGTTGATTGCGTCTCGTGCTGTAACGAGTCGCGCTCGATCTCCTTTAAGCTCGTTCTCTCGACTGGCGAGTTCTTCAGCTTTCTGTTGGAGTGCAGCTTCCACATCACCCAGTTCGTCCTCACGGACTTGAAGGGCTCTCTTATCTGATTCCACGGCAGCTATAGCATTCTCGGCACGGTTGAGCGCTAATTTTGCGCCCTCGTTCCGACTTGCTGCCTCTTCGATCAGTTTGTTCGCTTCTTGTGTGGCTTTTTCTACGATCAGTGCCGCCTGATTCTTGGCTTCTGCCGTAATGGCTTCACCTTGATCAAGCGCGTCATCGACCGCTTGCTGTGCAGCTTTCTGGTCTTCGTCGATTGCCGCACGTATGGAAAGAATCTCACTGGCAGGACCAGCGAGTGCGATCTGCTCTCGTGCCGATTCCTCCGCAGCTTTCAGTGAATCAATCTTCGACTGAAGCTGCGTCGGATTGGCGAGCAGTTCCAACGCAGCGAATGACTGCGATTGGTTTCCGGCAATACCGGCTCCTGCTCCGCTCATTAGTCTATCGCTCCTGCTTGGATGAGTTGAAGGATTGCCGACCCGGCTCCCACTGTCTGGTTCAACCTGACACCAGTTGGAGGGAACGCATAGTTGCCATCGTCATCTGCCGTGACACCTGCGAGGGTTGGATGAGGGAACCAGACTGCCGTAGCGGGGTTGAAGTTTTCGTCGAATACATCGTCGAAGGTGTGCTCAACCGTCACGGTGGCCGGTGCAGTGATGTCAATACCCAACCCGATGTTAGTCGGGTTGAGATACTGATCAATAGGAATCACCGCAGAAGTACTGACTCCCGAAGTAGTTACTCTTACGGGTCTCATGTCAGCTCTCCTTAGCTACGCTCAGTCGCTGCGAAGAGGTAATCGAGATCCAGAGTTACGGCACCTGCAGCACCTGCGAACACACTGAGTGTCGGAGACAGAACTCCGGCAGGCAGCGTTGCCGCATCGAGGAAGCCCAGAGCGTTACCGTTCATGCCGTAGTAGATACGGTCGATACCGTCCCAGTAGAACTCGACAGTGAACGACGTGGCGTTCGCGATCTGCGCAACAGCAGTATCGACATCGACGTCTGCGCTCGCAGAGCGAAGCAGCACATCCATGTCGAGATCAGCAGTGTCCTTGCGGAACTGGATGCAGTTGTTCGGAGCCAGTGCAGCGCTGTCGGCCAGACCGACATTGATGTTGCACTCCGTTGCCTCGTCCACCTCGATCTTCGCGCGGAAGTACGTGGGGATAGATGCAAGCAGCTCGAAGTTGCCGACCGCTTTGAACAGCGACTCTTCGTTGGTTGCTACCGCGCCAGTTACGAGACGAAGCACGCCACCGTCGAGAGCCTGTAGAGCCGTCGAACCAGTAGTGACGAGCGTCCAGTCAGCAGCGACGAAAGCATCGAAATCTTCCATGAAGTTATGGAAGCGTGTGGGATCGAGTTGCGCCATCGAACCGAAAGGATCGGCAGCGTTACGGTTGTTTACACCGTTCTCGAAGTTGGTCATTTGGATATTAACTAAACCCATCTTGGTTTCTCCAATTCGCGTATGGAGAAGTTAGGGGAGCCATTCGATAGGCTCCCCACCCTTCTGCGTCTTGAGGCTTAGAGCCCCGGTGTGCCGTACACAGCTCGCGGATCTGTCCAGTTCGGAATGTAACGTTCCGTGGACTTGTACCGCATGCTGTCAGTCTCGAAGTCACCTTCCATCGACTTCTCCAGCCCGCGACGTTTCATGAGCTGCAGACCACGAGGTGCATCCGTCTGGACCCACCATGCAGTCGTGCTCGTGATGCGCGACAGGTTGGCCTGACCCTGAGACAGAAGCCCCATGGACAGGATCGGGTTGATGTCATTGTTAGCCGTTCCTGCACGCAGGACAGACTTCAAGAGGACCTCAGCTTGGAAGACCTGACTCGGACCCGTGACGATCTTCAACGGCTGCAGACGAATCCGCTTACCGTTGTTATCGACCGCATTGCGGATCTGAATCAGCATCTGCTCCAGTGACGTTTGCGACAGAGCCGCAGCAGTCGTGAGCAGATTCGAGAACACGCCACCAGCCGTTCCACCCGGTGCAATCGGGTGATTGGTAACGTTGAGCGCTACACCATCACCACCCACGAACGCACCGTTGAAGGCACGGTTCAGGATGTTGGCGCAGAGCGTCTCTTTCGTTTCGATCATCGACTGAGCGAGATGCTCAGAGTAGATCCGACCGATACGAATGTGGTCGCCGTCTTCAACCAAGACCTTGGTCAGCGCGAACGCCAAGCCAAAGACCTTGTAGACGTAGCGCTGAATGAACAGCACGCCGCCAGCGTCGAAGGTCACCGGGGTGCCGTCAGGCATCTCCGGCGCAGCATTGAAACCGAACAGGACTGGCTCTTCATGGTACGAACGGGGGGTACCCTTTCGATCAGTGAAGACGCCTTTCCACTCGTCGGCACGTTGGTTGTAAATTCCGTCAAAAGTCTCGTTAAGGATCGGCTCAACAATTGATCGGAAGTCAGTACTTCTCATTGGCACTGCCATGATTTAACTCCTTTCAGTTGTCAGTTAGATCGCTGCACGAGTAGCGACGTACTGGTGATCAGACAGCTGCACCTGAACAATGGTGAACGCGTCACCAAAGACATTATCAGGAGCAGGGTTCACACCAACGATCCGGCAGTCCGTACCTGCACCACCCGCGTGGTCGAGCGCAACGCTTGACAGCCCAGTCGTGTTGTTACCCGACAAGGCTACGAAGTCAAACTGTGCACCGACGTCAGCAAGAGGCACTGAGTCATTGGACTGTATCTCGTAGATGAGATACGGATCTTCGGTGTAGTAGGCCACAATATCTGTTCCTACCTCGTTCGCAATCCAGCGATTACCGACGCGCCGACGACCGTCGGTTCCCGTCCACTCGACGCCCATGAAGGCTCCGATGACCGGGTTACCGGGGGCAACGAGCCCCAAGGTACCGTCGGTCAGTATCGCTACTGGCGAAAATTGATAGATGTCCGTGGCGAAGCCCGACGCGATTGTGCTCTGCAGCTGGCGGATGATGCCAGATGGATGGAACGCCGGTTTCAACCCGAACGGAGATGCTACTGAACTCATTATAGAGCCCTCCGGTTAAGTTAATACTCTTCCGGAACTTCCCCTGTCGCGTGAGCGAACGCGGGAGGTTCTGGAGCCACTCCCAACGCTGCTGTGCCATCCTCTAATTCCAAAGATACTGTGCCGCGTTTCGCGGCGGCATTCATCTCTTGTTCCATCGCACGAATCTGGCTGCTGAGTTTCTCCTCTTCGGAAAGAGGTTGCTCGTGATGATTGATGTACATGTACGACTCGTACAGTTCGAGAGGAAGCTTGAAAGCGATCATCTCGTTAACACCAATGCAGCCTTCCCACTCGCCCGTTTTAATGGACGCGTGGTCCCACCCTGCGATGTCGTGCACTTTGATCGGCTCGTAGCCCAGCCGAATGCGCGCATGAATCGGGTCGCGTGGATTCTCCGTGGTCAACCAACAAACGTGGAAGCCATCGATCTTCGGAATGTCTGGCAATGCAGATTGGAAATACTGCTGGCGAAACTCAGCCACCCTCTCATCGTCTGACAGTGCTCGGTCTTGCGTCACATTACGGTCTTGCATGTGACGATCTGCGCGCGCTCCCGATAGATCGGAATTCAGTCTCGTGTCACTTCGTCTTTTCGCTACCATGATTATGCTCCCTCCGCCGAAGCCTGTTTATCGTAATCAGAGTACGACTTCAGGTACTTGTTGCGGAGCACTGGATCATCCCACACACCTGCCTCGATCATTGCTTCTTTTCGCTCGGGGCTGATGTAAACCTCGTTCTTTCTCAGCGGACGTTCCCGTCCACCAGTTCGGAATTGAGGACCTTTATTTCGATGTTGGGTATCTGCACCGTTACCAGTGCCACCCCCACCTCGATTGCCGGATCGCGAATCAAACCGGCTGGGAACTGCTTCTTCGGTACGAGCACGCAGCTCGTCCCAGTATTCTTTGGTCACAGGGTCGAATCCCTCTTGGACCAGTGATCTGTCAATCTGCAGCACTGCCGCAGACTCCTGATCACGTCCAGCTGGATCCCACCAGTCATTGTCGATCATGAACTGCTGTGCATGCGCTACGTGACGTGGGTCTAATTCTCGCGGAGGAGGTGCCTCACGTCGTTGCGGCTGCGACAGGTAATTTTTCGCCTGTTCGAGATCACGTAAGTTGTCGCGGATAGTGTCACGATGGTCGAGTGCCTCAGCGAGGTTCTTTCCATCGTTAGCAGCGACTGCCTGTTCAATGACTTGGTTGGCGAGAGCGAGATCCGCTCGGCCTTTGGAGAGTCCCTGATCGATGCTGTGAATTTCACTGCCAGCAATACGGGCGTCAGTCTCCTGTTCGAACTTACTGAAACGCTGTTCCAGCTGCTCGTTACGGTTGCGAAGGAAATTTAACTCGCGATCACTACGGTCACGCGCTTCCTTCTGCCGCTGACGACGCGTTTTATTTTCAGAGCGACGTCGTTCCTGCTTATCTTCGGGATCCTCTTGGTCACCAGCTAAACGCTCGTCTTGCTGACCACCGTCATCATCGAGATCGTCGTCACCCTCCTGACCTTCAGTTTCTTCGACGGCAACGAATTCTTCTTCCTGCTCGTCGTCAGTTTGTTGAATGTTTTCTTCTGGCATGCTCTATCTCCTACAGATAAGCGATGACGTCCATTGGGTTACATGTGATCTCACCAATGAGATCAAGATCGTTGTACAAAACAAAAGCTGCCTTATCGGCACCGGTTTTCTGACGCATGACATCGTCAAGGTCAACGAACCATTTGTCGCCGCCATACTTCGGCACGCGTACATAGGCTCCTACTTCACACCAGTCGCCTTCCGGCCAAACCTCCAGAGAGTCGCGATTCTTAAAAGCGGCTGGTCCAAGCGCGATGACTTTCGCTACCTGAGTATTCCAGAACTCGGTCTCTTGGGTCTCATCTGGAACAATGATCCCCCCTCGGGTGACCTCACGCGGTGAACGTTTCTGAACCAAAACCCGTGAACCAAACGGTACCAGACCCGGATCGGCCTCCGGAAATGCTTGGTCGATTGAGTCGTAATCCAAAATTGTTCTTTGCGCTGCTACCATAGTCACCTAAGTCCTGTCTTCGTCTTCCCCAACCACTTCCTCGAACAGCTGCTCGGCGCGACACAGACCTTGATAAATGCCACTTGCTTCACCGTATCCGAAAGCTGATTTATCTTTCGGTGTCGCGAGCAATGCGATGCATCCGGTCTGTTCCTCCTTCAGCCTTTGAAGAAACTTCCGCAAAACAGTGTCTTCGGCGGACATACTAGCGCTTACCTTATGTAAAATCTAATAGTTGGGCATTTTGGATGCCGTCGGTCGTCCGCCCGTCGGGCCTCCGGTGTCGCCAGACGACGAAATTTTGCCGCCTTTGCCCATGCCGCCCTTCAGGTTTACGTCGCCACCTTTGTTGGCAGTATTGGCTTTGCGCAGGGTGTCACCTGTTGCCAGCGCTTTGTGCTGGTTGATTGCGCCTTTCGGATATTTCTTTTTCATCATCTCGTCTCCTGTTAAATTATGGAGTCCTTACGGAACAGTTCTAGCGGTCAAACATCTGCTTCTCGGATCCACTCGTCAAGTATCCGTGCGAGGCCGGGGGTTCGTAGAGCCCTCTCCGGACTTGATCTTCGACCGATCCGTCACTGCCTTGACGCCTGCGATTTTAAGTGCCGTGGTGTTGTCCTCAGCATTGATAACCTCGCTGGAAGCGATTTTCATTTCAGTACGCTCGTCCTCAGATCGTTCGCGCTCCACTAGCTCTTCGAGTCGAGCAGCGTACTCTTCAGCTTTTCGGGCGTCGTCACGAGCTGAGTCTAGAGCCTTCTGTCGCTCCTCTGCCTCAAGCTCCATAAACGTTTTCTCGCGGTCATGCTCACGCTGTTCGCGCTTGTCCACGAGAGTTAGTTGCGTGCGTTCGCGCTCTCTTGAATCTCGCGCCTGATCTGCTTCGCGTTCCTGTTCGATAGCAGCCATGGCATTCGGATCGACCGGTGGCTCTGGCTCTTCTGGCTGGAATTCCTGCATCGCTTCTTGTAGCTGTTGAATGACAGGCATCAAACCAGACAAAACTTGGTCCATCGCAGGGATAACATCTGCAGATTGGAATGCAAGAGTTTTATCCATCTCTTTAAGCACAGCAGGGTCTCGTAACTTCATCATCTGCGAGAACTGGTCTTCGTCCATGCCGCTCGCTGTTTTCAACAGATCAACATTGTACGAGACGTAGTAGAGCGCCACGTGTTCGATGATGTGCCCCATCAACTGCGGTATGTAACGTGGCGCTATCAACGGATTCATTCCGAGTGCAGGTGACGTCGCGTAATCGAGGTGCACCTGCAGGTGAGCTAAATGATTTTGTTCCGGGAACGCAGCCACAGGTCTCCCCATGGTCATAGCTGCATTCTCATTGACGGCATTCATCTCATCCGGTGTGTCATCCGGTAAGAGCAACTCGTCAGGATTCGGTATCTTCGTTCGTTCGAGAATGCGTTTCTCGACTTCTTTTACGTTGTACACCTCTGGCATTTGCGCTGCACGATCTGCAACGACCTGCAACTGCGCCATGCGCTGTACATCAGAAAAGATCTCTGGATCTGCGACCGGCATGACGTCATACGGTGGATCAAAGTCTTTCCGGTAAGCGAGCAGAGTACCGTGCTCGTCTTTTAGCTCCTCTTCGTCGAGGTACATCCGGTTGATGCGGCACAGGATGTCGAGGATCTTGTCCATCGCTTGGAACATACGCAAGTGAATTGCGCTGAAGACGGTCATGCCCTCTTCGATCAGTGCGAGCGTCGTGCCAACTGGCATCTCTGTGCTCTGCTCGCCCAGTTTCTCGAACGTCGTCTGAACAAGACCACGCCCAAGACCGTCGCAGATCCCCAGTAGCTCGACCAGTACGTTCGACGGTGGATTGAACGGCACCGGCATGATCAGTTTGCGAATGTCGTCGCCAGCTACGCCACCCTCAATCTCAGTAATGGCAGCAACACGCAGCTCCTTGCTCTGCCCACTGAAGTTCGCCCCTTTTAGTCGAATGAGTGTGGGCAGGTTGTTCATATGAGCGGAGTCAAGGAGTGCGCGAAGTGCGCCTGTAGCAGCTCCGGACAGGGATCCGATCATCTGGCCGAGGCCGACAGAGCCAGCTCCACGCCATGGGATGAACGGGAACTCAGCAGCCCAGTCCAGTTTCAGTTTGTGTGTATCGTGCTCTTCCCAGTTGCGATTAATTGCGCAAATCTTCTTGGAAGGACCGTGAATGGTGATTCGGTACGGGCAGTAAGTTTTGTCGTCTTCCTTGCCGCCTTCGTTGGTCAATTCGTCAGAGAAACAATTGACTTCGTAGATGTTGTGCAATCCGTCCTCGTTGAACGCCTGCATTTTTTCTTTGCCCTCTACCGCATCGGTTGCTTTCTGAGGGCGAGACTCTTCGTCTTCTGCAGCTCCCGCTTTGACCATCTCGGTGCCAAGGTCGGAGTACATGCCGCCTTTGACGCGCTGCTCGTATTCGAATTCTGTGATGTGATCAACGAAGGTGACCCGGTCAGAGGTGTAAAAGTTCGAGGCCGCGTAGGGGATGTAAACGTCATCAGAAGGCCAGAATTGTGGCACCGGACGTCTCTTTTGGTCATCCCAGACGAGTCGCAGATACTGCGAGCCACCCAGCGGCGTTTGTGACAAGAGCTGTTCCAGCTCCGTGCGAAAGTCGGGCATCTGCTTCAAGAACTGCCAGTTCATGTAGTCCTTGATGCGCTCGCCTTTCTTAAAGCGATCTACCTCGGGATTGTCTCCGGGGATATATGTCTTCACAGGACCGTTCGGTGGCATCAGCTCCTTGATCGCGCGTGATTGGAAATCCACCACCGCTTCGGTAAGCATGGGATGTACCGCTTTAGATGCACCCTCAAAATCCGCACCTCCGGGCGTTTCTTTGCCCAGCCCTGTTCGCTTGATCGCTTCTTCGTAATCCTTCTCCCGTTTTTCGCGTGCTCTACGGTCGCGTTCGAGATCCTCCAGTAAGCGTGTCGCTATCTTGCCTTTGACCTCATCGTCGAAGTCGTCCGCGATGTTATCGAACCATTCGCGGTTGGGGCGTTTGTCATCGTCCCCCATTTTGATGATGGCACCACCGTCATCAGTATCGATGATCTCTTCCTTAACGTCGGTGAATGTTTCTACTGACCCTACTTGGTCTTCAGGTGTCGCCATCAGTGAGTGCTCCCGTACTTGGCATGCATGAGGTCACCCGCATGCTGGATGATATTGGCGAACGCACATACGGGGCACCCGGCGTTCTCTTCAGTAATTTTGTCTGGTCCGAAAATTTCGAGTGCGCCCATGTTGATCATGTTGCACGCTTCCCAGCAAGGATCGAGTTCACCATTCACAAACTTGGCGTTGAGTTCTTCAGGTGTGTCGGCGATTTGGTCTTCGAGGCCGCGATCTCTCAGGGCGAACATCAGCTCTGTCCAGTGTCCGTCACACCATTTGATGCGCTTCAGATCGCAGCTCTCGGGGAGTTCTACGGTAGGGACGTCAAGCACCAGAGGCTTCTCATCCATAGGGATTCTCTTTCTTTTTCAACCGTCGCTCCGCAATTTCACGTGCACGTGCACGTTCACGAGATTCGACGGAGTCTACCACGGTAAACGGACCAAAGAATTTATCCATGAGCAGACGCAAGCCTTGCGTGGCTGTGTCGAGCAGATCGTCGCGCTCTGTAGAGCCGGGACCGACGTAAGAGCAAACTTGTGAAATAAGTGGATCTGCCCATGTTTTGAACTGTCCCGGATTGATCTCCGACTCAACTGCCCAGACGCGACCGGCTGCGAACATCGGGGAGACGTAGTGCAACCGCGTCAACTTGTCTTCATTACCCGGATTGTAGCCGTGAGTCAAGATGTTCTCCTCCGCGAGCTGTTGACGGATGGAGATTCCGGACGCTTTCTCTTCGATCAAAATGATGTCAGCCAGACGTCCCTGATGCTTCGCGCGCTGTGCTTTTGGCCTGATAATCGGCTTTACAATTGGCTCATCCGCGTCACCGTAGGTGTACGACATCTCTTTCTTGATGCGACGCACGAGGTTCGGGAAGCCCAACCAGTCCTCCCATGCGTCAAGCAAGATGACGTGCGGGATCGGCGGCTTACCCTGTCGCGGTTGCATGAACACACCCCACACTGACGACGCTGTCGGATCGTTCTCCATCTTGCGCTTGTCGTAGTTGCGTTCCTTGAAAGCGGGATCGATGGACATGACGATGAAGCTGAACTTCGGCAGCGGTTTGTCGTTCGGCCAAACGCGCCACTGGCTGCGCTTGACGAACCCTTCCTCTTCCGGATCCAACACCTCACCGTGGATCTCTTGCCGACCGACACGCGTGCCTTCGTACTTAGCGATGGACTCGAAGAAGTAATCGGTCAGGTTATCGCGGTTCTCATACGTTGCACCGACCACGTCCACTGTGCGCTTGTCGCTCTGCAATCTGCGCACGAAAGGTGTCGGTTTCGGTGTACCTGTTACGCACAGGCGTGGCGTTTCGCCGAGACGCAGGCCGAACTGCATGTTGTCCCACGCTTCCTGCGGATACTTCCACGACGCGATCTCATCCGCCCAGATAGCTGCGTGCTGTGGTCCGCGCAATCGTTCAGGGGTATCCCCCGCAAACCCACGAATGATCGACCCGTTCTTCAGGGTGATGGAAGGCAGGGCTTGGTTCCGATCATGAATGAGCTGCGGGGGAATTACTGACATGAGACCAGTAGGTCCCTCGAAGCAGGTGTACCGCACGTCGTCATGCGTGGGGGAGACGCATGCATAGAAGCTCGGGAACATCCACGCTTGTTCACCCAGCCAGTTCGCGCCAGTTAGTGTCTTGCCGAATCCACGTCCCGACCTGATCAACCAGATCGGTTTGGACATGTTGATGAATTCTTCTGGCGGGAGCTGCTTGGCTCGTGCCATCGCTTGCCAACAGATGCGCCAGCGCAGGAAGTGGAGATCCTCGTCGGAGAACATCTGCAAGATCTCTGCAGTGTCCTCGGGAAGTTGTTCTCTTATCTCTTCGTCAAGGTCATCGAAATCGAACTCGTAATCGAATTCGGGGGGCTGGTGGACGAGCCCAAAGTTGAGTGAAACAATCTGACCCAAGGGAGGTGCTTCCTATACGGTTGACCAAAGCTGACCTCGCCGAGGGTACAGAAAAAAGAAGGGGCTCGCTAGGAGCCCCGTTCAGCTAACACCTTGTCGTAATAGCGTTTCTTCTTCTTCAGCTTCTTCAGCGCGTTGGTCGCACGCTTCAGCTTGGTCTCCCAGCGCTCGATGTTCGCGTCCACTCTGGCGGCACGCAACGCTTGCACATCCTTCTCGGGTTTCGTCTCCGCGTAGGGTTCGTCGCGCAGGAACTTGCGACAGATGAGTGTCGCTCCGTCACGTTCGAACCGCAGTTGCTGGTTAGAGTGCGCCTCCCCTGTGAGCTGACGTTCGAGCCAGTGACCCATGTCGTGGTTGATGTCGTGCCATCCCTGATCAGGGTTGACCGTGAACACTCCCCAGCGACACCACGTGCGTCGGTTACCTGACCCGATCCGCAACTTGTACGGAAAGGGCTTCTTCATGACTTGCTTGTAAAAGGCCCGGATGAAATTCTTCGCAAGGTTCGGGTGAACGTTGCGTCGCTGCTCCGGCGTAGATTGCTCTTTCCAGATTGATTCAACCACTCGATTGAAATCTTCTGGTGTTGGGACTTTTCTAGCGTACATCACTTTGCTCCTTGTTTGCACAGAAGCGTTAGTATAGCACATCTAGAAAATTATTTCACGGGAGCTTTCCGGGTCAATTAGCAATAAGACTCGTCACCCTTCGGAACTGAGCCGGAACTGATGTGTTTCGCAGGTGGGTCGGTGAGAGAGCCAGTCGCGCAATAAATGTAACTGCCGTC